ATGAAAAGACAAAATGACAGGACTCAGAGGGGTCCAATTTGAGCTAGTGGACAGTTTAGATCAAGCTAATCGCTTTCTATCCTGGCTAGGTCAAAAACGACCTTACGACGCTATTTCAATAGATACCGAAACTGGTGAACTACCAGGTAGGGATCGAAACGATGCACTATCTCCCTGGAAGGGTAGATTACGGCTTGTTCAGGTGGGCGATTCAGATATTGGTTGGTCAATACCCTGGGATGAGTGGCGTGGCGCTTTCTATCAGGGAATGGCCAGATACGAAGGCCTAATAGTCTGTCACAATGTTGCTTTTGAAGCAAAATTCTTTGAACTTCACTCTAAGTGGAAGATTCCATGGCATCGGGCCCACGACACCATGATTATGGCTCAATTGTTGGACCCTCTGGGCTCCGGTGCACTAAAAACCTTAACCGCTCGATACATTGATCCTTTTGCCGCTTACTTGCAAGATGAGCTTGCTGCCGGATTAGCCAAAAACGGCTGGACCTGGGGAACTGTTCCTATAGAATACGAGCCATATTGGGCTTATGGAGCAATGGACCCTATCCTGACTATGAGATTGTTCGCAGAGTTCTGGCCGCAGGTGAAGCCTGGAACTGCTTTTCACTATGCCTACGAATTAGAGATGAATACAAGACGAATAGTTACCACTATGGAGCTCAACGGCGCCAGGGTTGATCTTGACTATTCTCAGAAGAAATATGATGAACTTGTCACGTATACGGAAACAGTGAAGGACTGGGTTAAGGACACTTATGGCTCCTCTGTCACTAGCAATGCTCAGATGGCACGGCTGTTTCAGGATCGAATGGGTGCAGAGATTAATGAAAGAACCCCTAGCGGTCAAGCTTCTTTATCTAAAGATCAACTTAAGTATTTTACTATAAATGGAACTGATGAAGTTAAGAACCTTGCTGATGTTATGTTAAAACAGCGAAAAGCTGACAAAATTGCTGGTACCTACTTCTTAAACTTTATAAACGACAATGTAGACGGCTTTGTTCACCCGTCTATTAAGACAATGGGCGCCCGTACTGGTCGAATGTCTATCAATAATCCGGCCCTGCAGACTTTGCCCAAGGGCGATGACGTTGTTCGGCGTGCATTCTTACCCAAAGATGACGACCACGTAATTATCACTTCGGACCTTGACCAAGTCGAGTTTCGTATGTTTGCATCTCTTTCCGAGGATGAAAATCTTATTAGCCTCTTCAGAAACGCTGATGCTACGGGGTCTGATCCGTTTACTGAGATTGGTCGAGAGATTTACCAAGACCCGTCTATGCAAAAATCTGACAAGCGACGCAATCTAATCAAGGGTGTTATTTATGGACGTCTATACGGTGCCGGAATATCTAAACAAGCTCTCACCGCAGGCGTGCCAGAAGAACAAATGCGAACTGTCTCTAACGCTTTTGATAGACGCTTTCCGGGCATGACTCTATTTCAGAAAAAAGTTGAAGCTGTCGGACTGCAGCGCTTGCATTCCGAAGGTCAGGGTTACGCAAAAACTTGGACTGGTAGACGACTACCCTGCGACGAGGACCGAGTGTATACGCTTGTGAATTACATGATACAAGGCGGCGCAGCAGAAGTCTTTAAGTCTAACCTTGTAAAGTTGGACGCAGCGGATCTAACTCATCTACTTATTGTTCCCGTACACGATGAAATAGTGCTGAACGCGCCTCGCGCTGACGCAGAAGAAATTAAAAGAATAGTTAAAGAATGCATGACTACAACAGAAGGATGGGAAGTGCAGCTCACGGCTGATGCTGACGGTCCACTAGAGCACTGGGGAGCAAAATACTAATGATTAGACACGTTCTAGCAGTTGATCCAGGTAAAGCTACTGGTATAGCCCTATTTAGCCACCAGACGGGCGGTGAGCCGGTTTTAGAGTGGTCTATTGAAGTACAACAGGAAGACTACGCCAAGCCGCTACGTGACGCTTTACTTGATCACCCTGCTGCAGAGGTTGTTTGCGAGAGATTTACTATAAATGCTCAAACTGTCAGAAACTCTCAAGCGCCCTACTCCCTAGAGCAAATAGGCATACTCAGACAATGCCTACTTGACTCTGGTAGGGCTGCTGATGACATCTACTTTCAATCGCCTGCGGATGCAAAAGCAATGTTTGACAATAAAAACCTTAAAAAGTTAGAATACTGGCATAGGGGTGGTGAAGGTCACGCACTTGATGCAATTAGACATGGCCTACTAAGATTGGTCAAAACTGGATGGAAACCAATAAGATTATTAGAAGAATAATTTGTTTATCAAGAAAATAAGTTACAAAGTTGTTTTTTTCTGATAATATAAGTAGTATATACACACAAGAAAGAACGGAAATAAGATGACTATAAGTGTAGAGCTGAACACAGAGCTAACGCACATCAACATCTTTGCTGAATATCGATATAAAGAGATTTGCAAAGCCCTGCCCGGTGCCAGCTGGGATGTCAAGCTAAAGATTTGGAGAATCCCCGTGTCCTGGGGTGGGTGTCTTGCTCTTAGGTCTACTTTTAAGCATGACCTCGAGATAGGGCCTCTTTTAGGAGGCTGGGCTAAGAATGAGCTTGAGCAGAGGATTGCACCAACAAATAGTCTTAGAGAACTTGAGTCTTACGACGACTCAGATAACGAAGACCTGTTCCCACATCAGAAGGCTGGAGTAGCATTTCTTGCAAGTGCGAGACAAGCGCTTCTGGCCGACGAGCCGGGTCTTGGTAAGACTGCTCAAGCAATTAGAGCTCTAAAGAAACTAAGTGAGCAAGGCGAAGAAGTTTTTCCAATATTAATAGTGTGCCCAAATACACTAAAGAGTAACTGGAAGCGAGAGTTTGAGCGTTGGTGGCCTGAGATGGCTGTAACGATAATAAAAGGACCTGCTAGCAAGCGTAGAGGATTATTTGACGAGCCCAGTCAAGTTTTTGTTATAAACTGGGAGTCTTTGCGCTCCCACTCACGGCTTCTGGGTTACGGATCGATTGCGTTGGCACGATGCCAAGACTGCGGTGGGCACGATTCGAAAATCTCTGAGGCACGTTGCGAAGTACACAAACGTGAATTAAATGGTATGAATTTTAAGGCAATAGTTGCCGACGAGATTCACCGCTCTAAAGATCCTAAGTCAAAGCAGACTAGAGCTCTTTGGGCTGCCAGTGGTGATGCGGAAATACGTTTTGCACTAACTGGAACACCAATTGCAAAAGATGTAGTAGACCTCTGGCCAATCTTGCACTGGTTAAAGCCCAGTGAGTGGCCTAGTAAGACTAAGTGGATTGATCGCTTTGTAAACACGATGCTAAATGCTTTCGGCGGGATGATGGTCTTGGGGCTTAAGCCAGAGAAAGAAGAGGAGTTTTATGCAAGCATAAACCCTCGAATGAGAAGAATGCTGAAAACTATAGTTCTTCCCTGGCTCCCGGCTGTGCTTAGAGATCGCCGTGATGTCGAGATGAATGCTAAACAGCTGAAGGCTTATAGGCAAATGTCCGAAAACATGATTGCAATGATTGATAAAGATGGTTCTATTGACTCTAGTACTGGCGACGTTATTGTCGCGCCTGATCCGCTCGTACAGACAATAAGATTACTGCAGTTTGCAAGCGCGTATGCAAGTGTCACAGTCGATGAGTCTGGCAAGGAGAAGGTTCTGCTCTCCGACCCATCCTGCAAGGTAGACGCATTAATGGATGATATTAGCAATAAGGACTTTGGCGAAGATTCTGTTGCTGTATGTGCAGTTTCTAGGCAACTTATCGAAATCCTTAGTGCGCGTATGCAGAAGGAAGGGATAAGGCACGGATTAATTACTGGTGCTCAGTCACAAGAGGAGCGCCAGCAAGCTGTTGACGATTTTCAGGCTGGTAAGACAAAATGGATCCTGTTCACTGCGCAAGCTGGTGGTGTTGGAATTACCTTGACAGCAGCAAGAAGACTTGTTATGCTTCAGAGACCGTGGTCACTTGTTGACTATAAACAAGCGCTAGATCGTGTTCACAGGATTGGGTCAGAAATCCATGACTCTGTTTTGATAACAGATTATGTCACGGAAGGCTCTATTGAAGAGAGAGTTATAGATGCTCTTGACGTAAAGGCCGAGAACTTTGAAGAAATTGTAAAGGATAAGGAGCAACTGAAGAGAATGCTACTTGAAGGAATTGAGAACACTAAATGACAAATGAGCCAATTAGAATATCTAACTCAGAGATTCAAACATTTAAGGATTGCCGCAGACGTTGGTGGTTGACTTATTACCGTCGCCTAAAACCAAAGATGCAAGATTTTACTGGAGCTCTGGCTCTTGGGTCTCGTATCCACGAGGCTCTAGATCGACACTACTCAACTGGACAAGACCTTTTAGAGGCGCACAGTGATTTGGTGCGTGTTGACATGGAAACTCTCACAAAAGACTATAGGGATACCTCGAAATTAGAAAGCGAAGCTGAATTAGGTCGCATCATGCTTGAGGGGTACCTCGAGTGGGTTGAGCAAGAAGGTATTGACGCAGAACTCGAAATGATTTCCACAGAAGAGATCCTCGAGCGTCCGATGCTTGACGGTAAAGTCATCCTTCAGGGCAAGATTGACATGCGTGTACGTCGAAAGCTTGACGGTGCTCGCATGATTCGTGACTTTAAGACCGTAGGTGGCTCTTTTGCTGATTTCGGTTCCATGGCACACATGAACGAACAAGTCAAGACTTACATGCTTTTAGATGAAGCTCAGGAAGTAGAGGGCGAGCGTACAGATGGAGCAATCTTTACGATGCTACGTAAAGTTAAGCGTGGCGCATATGCCAAGGCCCCTTTCTACGATCAAATTGAGGTTCGACACAATAGGTTTACACTCCGTGCTTTTCTAGATCAACTAGAAGGCACACTAACCGACATGCTGGACGTGCGTGAAGCACTGGATGCTGGCGGTAGTCACTATAGAAATGCATATCCTACACCCACTAAGGATTGCAAGTGGAAGTGTCAATTCTTCGCTACTTGTCCGCTCTTTGATGACGGCTCTGCCGCAGAGGCGGCACTTAGCGATGCGTTTGCGGTCTCCGACCCTTACGGTTACTACAACAACGAGAAAAAAGGAAATGAGTAATGTCTAACGACGTACAGCGCTCCCTGACTTTAATGGTCTATGGAGAATCAAAGGTTGGTAAATCAACCTTTGCGGTAACGTCCCCCTATCCTCGGCTCATGTTGGACGTTGAGGGTGGACATCGATTCCTCCCAATTACTGCCAAATATTGGGATCCGATGAAGGAGGAGCCACCAATAGCCGACGGAACTTGGGACACTGTAGTGGTCCAGGTCCGCGAATACGAAACTGTCATGAAGGCATTTCAATGGCTTCAGAGCGGTAAGCACCAGTTCAAGTCCCTAATCATTGACTCCATCTCGGAGTTGCAGGTTAAGTGCATGGACAACATCGCTGGCACAGAGCAAATGAAGATGCAACAGTGGGGCGAGCTACTTCGTCACATGGGTGCACTACTTCGTGACCTTCGTGACCTCACGATGCACCCAACACAACCTCTCGAGGCCGTGATACTAACAGCTATGGCACGAAAAGGTCAGGATGGTGTATATCGTCCCTACCTCCAAGGTCAGCTTGCAGTTCAGGCTCCATACTTCTATGATGTACTTGGAGCCATAACAGTTGAAGAGATCCCTAATCCGGACCCTCTACAGCTACCATATAAAGTCCGCAGGATGTATGTTGAGCGAACAAGTCAGTACGAAGCTGGCGAGCGAGTTCAGGGTCGCCTGGGAAAAATAGTTGAGCAAGGCGATCTCGGTGTAGAGCGTCTTCTCGACATGGTCTTCGGAGAAAAGAAGACCGAATCCACTAGTAAAAATAAGTCAGGAGATAAGTAATGAGTTCACTAAATTGGGACAGCATAATTGCCGAAGCAGGAGAAACTACTAATTCTTACGAGCCCCTACCAAAAGGTGAGTACGAACTGAAGGTAATTGATGCCAAGGCAACAATGGCTCAGACTGGTAAAACCATGTTTAAGCTAACCACAGAGGTACAGGGTGGTCCGCACGCTAATCGTCGCGTATGGGACAATCTTGTAATCTCACCTGAAAACCCTAAGGCGCTCAACATGTTCTTCATGAAGATCGGCATCCTTGGTCTAAATCGGGAGTACTTCAAGTCAAATCCTAGTAATGCTCAGATTGAGGCAGCACTGATGAACCGTAC